CTTGCAAAACATTTAAGCGTAGGATGCTTAGCATCTCCAGTAAAAGAGAAAACAATGTGAGCCCTACTTATAGTGAGTGGTGCTCATTTAATAGCTATGTGGGCTGGCTACAGCATTGTGATAGCTTTAGGCTATACCAGAAATATGTAGAGCCTAATGTAGAATATATGCACAATTATTACTTAAAGGAGGTAAAAGGTAATGCAGAAATTTGTAAACGTAAGAACTACAGCGGAGAGCGTAAAGCCTCTTGAAATTGATGATTACCATGTATATGTAAATACTGGTATCAAAGAGATCCATGAGGAGGCTAAGGATGGAGATCTTAGCTCTGGTTTTGATGGGTTTGAGATCGAAACACAGGAGATCTATGAGAAAGATGAGTACATCCAGCTCATGGCAGAGAAAAACAGCTCCTTAGAGGAGCAGACTACAGATATGCAGTTAGCCTTAGCAGATGTGTATGAGCAGATGTTAGGGTTATCGGCTAACTAAGAGGGAGGAGAAAGATTATGGCTCAGATTTACGCTACTTTGATCCGTAAGGGATTAAAGACTATCAACGATGTACCTAAGGCTCTTAGAAAAGAGGTACAGAAAATCTTAGACGGAGATAATGAGTAATGTTACTCAATATTATCTTAAAAACAATACTCAGAAAGGAGGTAAAGGCTATGGCAGTAATTTACGCTACCCTTATTGTAAAGGGCAAAAAGACGATCAATGATGTACCAGCGGTAATCAGAGAGCAGGTTAAGCAGATCCTCATTGATCTTGATTTACCAGAGCTTGCAGAATAAGCCACAGGGAGAGCTAAGTGCTCTCCCTTTTATTATGGCGGAAAGGAGGATCTTATGGTTATGGCTACAGATGCAGATATTAACATCGAGCACAGACTTACTGAGGTAGAGGCTAGAGCTCAGAGTAACACTAAAAGACTTAATGAGCATGATGAGATACTCAAAAGTAATACTGAGATGGTCGGAGCTATAAAAGAGCTGGCTACTGAGGTTAAGTATATGCGTGGGGATCTGAATGAAACCATTGAGAGGCTTAACAAGCTGGAGAGTAAGGATGGGGATAAGTGGGAGAAATTCAAGTGGCTTATTGTGGCAGGGCTTGTAACACTTATCTTAGGATACTTAGCGGTTTCTGTAGGGTTAAAGTAAGGAGGGGATCCAGTTTATCTCTTTACCTCATTTTGAGGTATCGTAGCAACTTATAAACAAACTCACAAGGAGGTACAATATGAATTTAAAAGTTAGAGTAAAAAATCCTGTATTCTGGGTACAGATTGTACTCAGTATCTTAACTCCTGTGCTTGCGTATGCAGGACTTACAGCACAGGATCTTACCACATGGAGTAAGGTAGGAGAGCTCATTGTAGGAGCTATCTCTAATCCTTATGTACTCTCTTTAGTAGTTGTATCGGTTTGGAACACTCTAAACGATCCGACTACAAAGGGATTAGGCGATAGTGCCAGAGCAAAGAGCTATACAGCTCCACAGTAAATATATTTATCAGACAGACAGGGAGAGCCTTTACAGGGCTCTCCTTTTTAAGTGTTTAGATCGGAGGTATTATTATGACAGAGAAAGAAATCAGATCAAAGGTTGTTGAGATCGCTAAGGGTTGGTTAGGCTGTAAAGAGAGTGACGGATCCCATAAAAAGATTATTGATACTTATAACGCTTGTAAGCCACTTCCTAGAAGTTATGCTGTAAAGTATACAGATGCGTGGTGTGCTACTTTTGCATCCGCTGTAGGTATTAAGGCAGGGCTTACAGATATTATCCCTAGAGAGTGTGGCTGTAATCAGTTTATCCAGCTTGCTAAAAATATGGGTATCTGGGTAGAGAATGATGCTTACACTCCATCCGCTGGAGATATGATCCTCTATGATTGGGATGATAACGGAGTAGGAGATAATACAGGTAGTGCGGATCATATCGGTATTGTAGTATCTGTATCTGGAGGCGTTATTAAGGTTATCGAGGGTAACAAGAGTAACGCTGTAGGCTATAGAGATATTGCAGTAAACGGTAAGTATATCAGAGGCTTTGTTACTCCTAAGTACAGCTCTAAGGCTACTAAAGAGGAGGCTCCTAAGCCATCTGGTAACGGAGGAGGCTCTTACAATATTGGAGATATTGTAAACTTTACAGGATGCCTCCACTATACCAGCTCTACAGCTAATGGAGTTGCATACGGTTGTAAGGCAGGACAGGCTAAGGTAACTAACAAGGCTGAGGGTGCTGTACATCCTTATCACTTACAGGCTATCTCTGGTAAGGGCTCTACTGTATATGGCTGGGTAAATGCTGGAGATATTTCTGGTAAGACAGGCGGAGGATCCGCTAAGACCTACACAGTAGTTAAGGGAGATACTCTTAGCAAGATCGCTAAAAAGTATGGAACTACTGTAGATACTCTGGTTAAGCTCAATGGTATCAAAAATAAAAACCTTATTAACATCGGACAGGTAATCAAGTTACCTTAATCCTTTAGGCACTCCTTAATATTTTTTCATATAGAGGGCTACTGGCTGTAAAATGCTGGTAGCCCTCATTTTTTAGTTGTATCTAGTATATAAGGGGTGTATAATAGATAGGAACTGAAAACAGCCTCATAAAGCCCTCTATTTTATCGAGGGTAAGAAGTCTACACCTAATATATAAAAGTGGCTGTATGAGGCACGCAGGAGCTCACAGGACTATTATAGGAGGGTAAACAGGATGGCATACAGGAAAATAACGGATATAAGAGATACTATTGGTATGAGAGCGGTATTTTATGCCAGAGTATCTACAGCGGAGGAGGAACAACTAAACGCTATAGAACTCCAGATTGAGGAGAATAGAGGATGTATTAAGGATCATGGCTGGAAACTGGTAGGAGAGTATATTGATCGTAGTAAGAGCGGTACGATGGTAAAGGGCAGAGATGATTACCAGAGGCTCTATGAGGATCTGTATGAGGATTTATTTGATATTGTAGTAATCAAGGATCAAGAGAGGCTCCAGAGAAATACTCTGGATTGGTACCTCTTTATTAACAGGGTAGTACAGACAGGAAAGCTCTTGTTTATGTACATGGATGGGAAATTTTACTCCCCAGATGATGCTCTTATCACAGGTGTACGAGCAATCATAGCGGAGGAGTTTAGTAGAAACCTTAGTAAGAAACTCCATAACTACCACGATCACAGAATAGAGAAAGCCAGACAAGGGCAGGAGATAGCCTTACAGGGTAGCGGTAACGTGTATGGATGGGATAAAAAAGATGGTAAGTATTATATAAATCCAGAACAGGCTAAGGTAAGGAGGCTCATGTGTGAGGGCATTATGGCAAGAAAAGGATCTACTCTCATAGCTAAGGAGCTTAATGATGCTGGATACCGTAACACGGTAGGGAAACCGTGGAAACCTATGGATATACCTAAATTTGTATATGATTGTAAAAATGTAGGTACCATGATTATAAACAAAGAAAGGCACGATTTTGAGAGTAAGCAAACTATAAAACTCCCTAAGGAGGAGTGGGTATATGTAGAAAACGCTCTCCCTCCGATAGTCACACAGGAGGAGTGGGATCTAATCTGTAAGATCCATGAGGAGAGAGTAATAGCCACAGGATCCGACAGGAGAGGCAAGAAAACCAGCGGATACTCTTTTAGTGGTAAGCTGGTATGTGGTATCTGTGGGGCTCCTTACTGGAGAAAACAGAGAGTATCTAAGGATGAGTACTGGGTATGCAGTACAAAGCAGACTAAAGGCAGGAGAACCAGAAAAAGAGATAGCACGATGGGGAAAGCTGGAGAGATAAATCCTTTAGGCTGTGATAATGAAAATATCTCTTATAACTCCCTCATGGAGATAATGGGGGTAGTATCAGAGCGATTACAGGCAAATACAGACACAATAAAGCATGATATGATAAATTGGCTTACTAAGCTCAGAAAACAGCTCCTAGAGGCAAATGGAGGACATACAGAGGCAGATCTACAGCGTGAGCTCTCCAGAAAAAGTAAGCTACTGGATGCCTACTTAGATGGGATCCTAAATAAACAGGAATACCAGAAAAAAGCAGAGGAGCTAGATGAGAGGATCATCCAGCTAAAAGCAGAAACAGAAAAGAATAAGGCTAACTCTGGAGATATTGCAGAGATAGATAAGGTACTTGCTAACATAGATGAGGAGGTATCCAGATATGTAGACGATAATGAGAAATTAAAAGTAGAATACCTCTTAGAGCACTTAGAGCAGGTACAGATATTCCCAGATAAGGTTATAGTTATAGTGCCGATATTGAGCGAGGGGATAGTAGTAGAAAAAGCTCAGTATGTATCTAGGGAGAAATGTTCCAAGATACATACTGAAAGTATGATCCACTACTTAGAGGATTATATGTACTGTACTAGAAAGCTGGGGCTTTATGTGCAGTTAGTAGCATAAATTATATAGGGGTTATCTAAATATATTTACCTCCTGTGATTAAGTTATATAAAGACTAAATCACAGGAGGTTTATTTTTATGATAACAGTAGAAAAACTGGAAAAAGGTACTTATTTTGATGATGCTTTTAAAATCTCATTTAGATACGATCCCACTACTGTAGCTAAGGTAAAAGAGCTGGCAGAGCGGAGATATTTACCAGAGGATAGAGCGTGGGAGATCCCAGCACATGAGCTACCAGCTCTCATAGAGAAAGTAGGGCTTAGCAATATCAAAAGTGAGGAGGCTGTAGTACAAGCTCTCAATACTAAAGAGATCGAGGATAAAAGGGAGGCTACACAGAAGAGGCTAAAGGGTATTAAGCCTGTAAGAGATTTTGATTTTAAGACAGCTCCCCTCCCTCATCAGATCGAGGCTTTTAATTATGGAATGGAGAAAAACTCTTTACTTATCGGAGATGAGCAGGGCTTAGGCAAGACAAAGGAGAGTATTGATATTTGTGTAGCCAGAAAGAAAGAGCTCATTAAAACCCTTATTGTATGCGGAGTGAACTCTGTAAAATATAACTGGGAGAAAGAGATCCAGATCCACTCTAACGAGGGCTGTGTAATGGTAGACGGTAAGACAATGGATGTTAGAGTACAACAGCTAAATGACTGGTACAGGGGCTCCTCTTATTTTGGGGTTATCAATATTGAGAGCCTCAGAAATGAGAAAATACAAGATGCTCTCTATCTGGGGATTAAGGATGGATATATAGGGGCTATTATTGTGGATGAGATCCATAAGGCTAAAAACGGAGGCTCTCAACAGGGAAAAGCTCTTAGATTTTTGAAAGCTCCAGTTAAGATAGGATTATCTGGTACTCCGATGAATAAAGCGGAGGATCTGTGGAATATCCTTACATGGCTGGGAGTAGAGAGGAGATCCTTTTATAGTTTTAGAAATGCCTATTGTACTATGGGAGGTTTCGGAGGCTATAAAGTAATCGGATATAAAAACTTAGATAGCCTCAATGCTGAGTTAAATACTGTAATGCTTAGAAGAAAGAAAGAGGAGGTACTAGATCTCCCTCCTAAGCTGTACAGTACTGAGTATGTAGAACTTACCACAGCTCAGAAAAAACAGTACAGGGATATTAAAAATGGCATTGTAGCGGATATGGAGAATATCTTAGCCTCTGTTAATCCTCTTAATTGTACTCTCCGCCTCAGACAGCTTACCAGCGGTAATCCTAACTTAACAGATGATAGCCCTAAGCTGGATCGTATTAAGGAGATGCTGGAGGAGGAAATTATCCCTAACGGTCACAAGGCTATCATATTTTCTCAGTGGAGCACGATAGCTAAGGATCTGGGGATAGAGCTTAGTGAATATGATCCGATTGTAATTACAGGAGAGGTACCTCCAGAGCAAAGGCAGAGATTAGTAGACAATTTCCAGACTAACCCACACTGTAAAGTAGCTATAGGAACTATCGGAGCTATGGGTACTGGATTAACTCTAAATAAAGCCTCTTATGTATTTTTTATGGATAAAGCATGGAATAGCGGAGATAATGCACAGGCTGAGGATAGAGCCCACAGAATAGGTACCGTAGGGGCTGTAAATGTAATCTCTATGGTGGCTAAGGGTACAATAGATGAGGCAGTAGAGGATTATCTGTTAGAAAATAAAGATCTTATTGATCGAGTAGTAGACGGTAAAGGATCTAAGCAGGATATTAAAACCATCCTTAACAAATTACTTAGCATTTAATATACAGGTGTGGTATAATAACTCAAAATGGAGGTACATAATGAGAGCGATAACAATAGATGCAGATACAGGAAAAAGAGTATACACAAGGAAAGAGGTAGCGGATCTGGTAGGAGCCTCTACTCAATCTATCCGCCTCTGGGAAGATGCTGGAGCTATTCCAGCAAGTGTAAGAGATGAGGGAGGCTATAGATACTGGTATGAGGAGGATCTGGAGGCTATAAAGGCTTATGCCTCATTACCGAGAAAAGCAAAACTTAAAAAGTAGCCCTAAGTGTGAGGAGAGTGTAACAGCTCTCCTCTTTTTTTTGTCCTTAATTTTGAGGGCTATCTAAAAATTTACCGTTTGTGTGATTAGGTTAAGTATCAAAAGAAAAGGAGGTAAGCAGGATGCTTAAAATCAGTTTTACAAATGCTGAGGTATCGGATCACGGATACGGTTTAGAGGTAAATGGTAAATCCTTAGAGGATATTATCTCTACCGCCTTAGGAACTAAGGTAAAAGGTAATGGCGGTTACGGATCTGGATTACCTAGCTTTAGCTCTAATAGCTGTGATGTAACGGTTACTATCAATCCACACGATAAAGAGTGTGAGATTGAAACAGAGGATAACGTGTGGCACAGCGTAGAGGAAATGGAGGCAGAAAAGAGTGAGCAGTTTCAAGAGGAAAATGCAGAGGCAGATCCAGAAAAATAATGGTACCCTCCTCCACAAAAAGGTAGTAGCTAGAAAGATGGGCTGTAAATCCGTGGAAGAGTATAACCGTAGAATGGCACGCAGAGAAAAAAATTTAAAAGAGATGGAGGATAACAAAGATGGCAAATGAGTTTACAGCAAGGGTAGCAGGTATCAGCGTAGAGCTGGGTATGAGTGTACAGAATAAGAGTGGTATCTGGTGTAAGCCTACAGTAAAGATGGATCTTAAGATTGATGGAGGTACGAACCCTCAGCAGAGAGAGGCTATCATTAAACAGGCTTTTGATGAGGTTTGTGATAACATTGAGAAAACCATCTCAGAGATGGAGTAATACTTACAGGGGGGGGGGAGAGTATCTCTCCTCTCTCCTTAACTGGAGGTAATTATGGCAAAACAGATAAAAGTAAGAGAGGATAATTACTTTGCTGTACAGGGCTGGATGGTAACAGAGCTAAAACTAAAGGGTAACGCACTTATGCTCTATGCGATCATCTACGGATTTTCTCAGACTACTAACACAGCTTTTACAGGGAGTGTAGATTACCTCTGTGAGTGGCTGGGTGGTGTATCAAGACCTACGGTAATTAACACTTTAGATAACCTAGTTAAGCAGGGGCTCCTCACTAAGAGTAGTACCACTAAAGGAGCTCTCATTTACAACAGCTATACAGCTTTAAGACCGAGTAAAAAAATTTTATCCGATGAAGATCCAACGAGTAAAAAAACTTTACCCGATACGAGTAAAAATTTTTTACTCAATAAAGATAGTAAAGATAATATAGAAAAATCCATCTCTAAAGAGATGGAGGGCAAAGCCCCTAAAAAGAGATCTTATAGTACTATCTTAGAGGATCCTGTTAATAAGTTTGTGAAAGAGGCTCTTAGTAAATTTATACAGTACTGTAGGGGTAAAAACTATACGCCTAAGGTAACTACTGTAGAAAAGTTTGCTAGTACTCTTAGAGATAATGCTGGAGAGGATCCTGTAGTGGCTCTGGCTATTGTGGATCAGAGTATAGATAAGGGATGGAAAGATCTCTATCCACTTAAGAACTATGGTAGACAGGGAAAGCCTACAGCGGTTAGTAAAAAGTTTAGCGGTAATACCCTTAAAGATGCTGAGGGTAAAGATATTGTATTTTAGTAATCTGGAGGAGGGTGTAAAAGCTCTCCTCTAAATTTTTGCCTCTTTTGTGATTAGGATTACTCAAAAGGAGGTAAAAGCGGATGAAATGCTATGCAAGTGATTATTGCCAGAAAGATAAAAGCTCCTGTAGTGATGTATGTGGAGGCTACAGAGTGCTTAGAGCTTTATACAATTTAAGCAGGATCCCAGAGAGATACCGTTATACTATCGCTCTTAAGCCAGAGAATGGAGAGGATCTGGAGGCGTTTACAGTGCTGGATAATTATAAAAATGATGTGCTCAGTATGGTAGATGAGGGCAGAGGTTTATATATCTGGGGAAAGAGTACAGGGAACGGTAAAACCTCATGGGCTTGTAAGATTATGAGTTACTTTTTCAGAAAGATAGCTTTTAATACAGGGTTGGAAAATGAGGGGCTATATATTTTTCTCCCCACTTTCTTAGAAGATCTCAGAGATAACTATGATAACAAAGATCCAGAGTTTGATGAGATCTTAAGGATGATAAAAACCTGTAGGCTCCTCATCATAGACGATATAGGAGCAGAGAGGGTAACGGACTGGGTAAGGGAGAGGATGGTAAGCATCATAAATACCAGAGTATCTAATAATCTTACTACGATTTATACCAGTAACCTCTCTCCAGAGGAGCTTAGGAGTGAGTTAGGGGATCGGATAGCCAGTAGAGTATTAGGATCCTCACAGGTAGTAGAAATTACAAGCGGAGATAGGAGGGGATTATAAATGGCTAATATGATTGAGCAGAGTTTACTCTGTAAGGTATTAGATGCTCCAGATCTGGAAATCCTCCACTCTAACGGAGTAATAGAGGAGATGTTTCTTACCTGTAAAGAGGAGATCCATTTTATCATAGAGCATTACAACAGCTATAAGCAGATGCCAGACAAACTAACCTTTTTAGGCAGGTTCAAAGATTTTCAAATGCTGGAGGTTACAGAGAGTACAGATTACTTAGTATACAAGCTCAAAGAGGCTTACACATATACTAAGCTGGTGCCTCTGATTGAGGATACAGCAAAGGTAGTAAAAGAGGATAGTATTAAGGCTATTCAGTACCTCAAAGAGGAGATAGAAAAGCTGGAGAAATCCGTACCAGTGAGCAGGAATAAAGATGGCTATGATATTATCTCTAACGCTGGAGATCGTTTTACAGAGTATAAAAAGCGTTGTGAGGTAAAGGGGCTTATAGGTATTCCTACAGGTATCCCTAAGCTGGATGAGATTACTAATGGCTGGCTCTGGGGAGAGGATCTGGTAGTACTTACAGGGCGTACTAATGTGGGTAAAACATGGATCGGAGAGTACTTTGCTACTATGGCGTGGAATATGGGTTATAAAATCCTTATGTACTCTGGAGAGATGAGTACCGCTATGGTTGGTTTTCGTTTCGATACTCTCAATAAGCATTTTAGTAACATGGGGCTCCTTAACGGATCTGGCACTCTGGGAAAGAAACCAGATACAGACGGAGCAAAGTACTTACAGGAGGACTATGAGAAGTATATAACACAGCTCCAGCAAAAGAGCGGATTTATCGTAGTTACTCCAGATGATTTTGAGGGGCGTAAGCCTAATGTGGATGAGATTAAGAGCTTAGCTATTAAGCATGGGGCGGATATGATTGTAATAGATCAGCTCTCTCTTATGAGTGATAAGCGTAGGGCGGATATACCTAGAATAGCTTATAACAATATCTCAGAGGATCTCTTTTTGATGAGTAAGGAGCTTAAAAAGCCTGTACTCCTTATGGCACAGGCTAACCGTGAGGCAGTTAAGAACCGTAAAAAGGGAGAGAGCCCAGAGCTCCATGATCTGGCAGAGAGTGACGGTGTAGGACAGAACGCCACAAGAGTATTATCTCTATCCGTGATAGATGGCACTCTTAAGATCAGCATTAAGAAAAACAGATATGGTATTAATAACAAAGAGGTACTTATGATCTGGGAAGTAAACACAGGGTACCTTAAACCTCTCCTTAGTGAAAATCCAGAGGAGAGCACAGAGGATAAAAAGGATGATAAACCAGATGGAGAAAAGGATAAAGGAGGAGAGAAAGATTATGGTTTCTAAAGGCGGAGTACCTAAGGGGAGGATTATCCCTGTATATCTTACAGATGAGGGAGATGTGTACCCTATTTATTTACATGAGATGGGAGAGTTAGAGATTATCCAGAGGCTTGTAGCAGGTATCTTAGATAATAAGATTGTGGTAGATACTAATACCAGAATTAACTCAGAGAATGATAAAATCTCTATTTTTGATTTAAGTAAGAAAAAATAATAAAAATCTCTCTAAATGTTACCTCTTTTTCTGATTAGGTTAAGTAAATCGGAAAAGGAGGTACTTTTTTATATGACGATTACAAGTAAGGAAGTAGCGGAGATGCTGGGAAAGAGGCACGATAACCTTTTAAGAGCGATCCGCAAATATATTACACAGTTAGGAGAGGAGGCTCCTAAGTATTTCTCAGAGGATCCAGATAAGGGCGGTAGATTGTATCACATTACTAAGGCTGGCTGTGATCTTATGGCAGGGCGTATTATCGGAGCTCAGAGTGAGGTTTTTAAGGCTAAGTATGCTCCAGTGTTTGGAGAGGAGGCTCCTGTAGAGGTGGTAGAGGAAAAGCAGGAGGAGCCACAGGAGAAAGCCTACACAGTAGAGGAGGTAGCCCAGATCTTAGGCTGTAGTGAGAGAAATGTTTACAGAAATATCCAGAGCGGAAAGCTGGAGGCTGTAGAGCGTGAGGTAATGATCCCTACTCTTAAGAAGTTTGTAACAGAGGAGGCTCTGGAAAAATATAAAGCAGGGAGGGCTAGTTAATGAATTACTTTGAAATGAAATGGAGGCTCTCCGCTTGCAGAATACAGGCAGGATACTCACAGGCAGAGGTAGCAGAGATCTTAGGCTGTAGTGATAAGACTATTGTTAGCTGGGAAACAGGTAAGACAGCTCCTAAGATGGAGAAAGCACAGGAGCTTAGTGATCTGTACGGTATCCCTCTGGCTTATATGGATTTTTCAAAGGCTGGAAACTCTACACCTCTTAGAGAGCGTGAGAGTGAGCCACAGATCCCAGCTTTTTAATTTATAGGAGAAAAAAAAGATGATTAAAGGACAGTTTGCAAAAAATTTACACAAAGCAGTTTCAGAAAGAGGGATTAAGCAGGTAGAGCTTGCTAAGGTGCTGGAGGTACCGCCTACTACAGTAAATGGGTGGATGAGAGGAGCCCATTTACCAGACATTGAGAAGTTAATGGAAATTTGTGATTATTTGGAAATGCCTGTAGGAGAGATGTTAGGAGATCATAGACATATTAACGATTTAGACGAGGTTAAGCATCTTATGGATGTATCGCTTAAACAGAAAGCCTATATTGAAAATTTAGAGGCAGAGCTTAATGAGTGTAAAATGTTAAATAATCAGCTTATGAGCGATCTGGATGCAGATGAGGGGCTTGCAGAAATTTGTGTGAATGAGTTTATTGCAGATACAATAAAGGCTGTAAAAGACGCTGGTGTAAAGAAGATTACGGTTGAGTTTTGACAAAAAAAAAAGAGCCAGCCTGTAAAAGATGGCTCTTTTCAGAGGATTACTCCTCTTTAAGATTTTGTAGCTCATTGATGCGTTGAGCTAATCCCTTAAGTAGCTCCAGATCCTTATCTGATAGTGAGATAGATAGCTTAAATAAATCGTATAGAGAGGGCTTACTCTCTAAGATTTTTGAGATTAAAGCAGGATCAGTAGAAAACTTTTCCTGTGAAAAAATCTCTGGATCTCTTAGGAGATCAGTAGCATCTATTCCTAGATAAGTTGCTACAGCCTCAATCCTATCCATTCTAGGGGTGTTCTTTCCAGTACACCATTGAGATACTGTAGAGGAGCTGTAGTGGAGATCATTGATTAGATCTTGCTGAGTTTTACCTTTTACCGCTAGGTAGTAGGTAAGTGCTTTAGCAAACGTACTCATTGTTTTTACACCTCCTCTCCTTTGAGGGATAAATTAATTATACAGTATTACAGAGAAAAAGTAAAGTAAAACAGAGATAAAACTCTGTAAAATAGAAATTTATGTATTGACATCTCTATAAAACAGGATTATATTATAACTGTTCTCTGAGAAATAGAGAGAACACAGAGGGGGTACTACCCTCATATATTTTTGCTATCAATCTCTATTTAATAGAGAGTGATATACAATAAAACAGAGAAAAAGGAGGTACAAGCTAATGAATTTAGCGGAGTTAAAGGAGGCTTATAAAGCCAGAAAGTTAGCCTTAGACAGTGCAAAGAAAGAGGAGGAGAAATACAAGGCACTCCTTAAGGATGCGATGTTAGAGGCTGGAGAAAGTGATTACACGGATGAGGCTGGATACCGCTTTGAGCGAATTGTGCAGGAGCGTAAGAGCATGGATGAGGAAAAGCTCTTAGCAGAACTCCATGAGAGAAACCTTACTAGCTGTATCGCAACTAAGGAGGTTGTAGATGAGGGTGCAACTCTTAAGGCGGTAGAGGCTGGAGAGTTGCCACAGGAAGTATTAGCAGATGCCTTAAAGGTAACAGAGGTAGTAATGCTTAAGCTCACAGCTCCTAAAAAGGCAAAGGCTAAAAAGTGATAACGATCTGGAAAACTCCAATAGTAGCCACAGTAGAGCAGGTACTTAAGGATCTTAAGCTCCAGCTCTACGGAGCAGGGCTACTTAGGGAGATTAAAAACACAGGATCGGATCTTATGTGTACTTGCCCTTTTCACGCAAACGGTAAGGAGCATAACCCATCTTGCGGAGTGCTCCTACAGCAAAAGGTAACAAAGGATAAGACCTACGAGGCTGGTACAGTGCATTGCTACACCTGTGGATACACAGCGGATCTACCTCAGTTTGTAGCGGATCTGTTAGGGCTGAGTAGCCCAGTAGAGGGCTTTAAGTGGCTGGTAAATCAGTACAACTACCAGACGGAGGAGAGAGAGCTCCCAGATCTGGATATGTACAGAGGATCCACAGCTAAATCCTCAGTACTGGAGGAGAGCTTAGTAAAGCAGTACACACAGAACCTCCTACAGAGTGAGGAGGCGTGTAGGTACCTACATAAAAGGCGGATAGCTAACTGGGTACTAGAGGCTTATGAGCTGGGGTTTGATCCAGAGGATAAAACAGTACTTTTCCCTGTAAGGGGCATGGATGGGAAAGTGATCTTTTACAAAGGCAGGAGCATAGCTGGAAAGCATTTTTATAACGCCAAAGAGGTAGATAAAACCTCCGTAGTGTTTGGGCTCTGGGAGATCCTTAACGGATCTTTTAGCTGGGGTACATCGGATCAGATAGAGGAGGTTTGGATTACAGAGAGTGAGATAGATGCTCTCAGCCTTATCTCTTATGGAGTACCAGCGGTAGCCATCATGGGATCACATATCTCAGAGGATCAGTGTAAAGAGCTGGAGCGTACACCTTTTAGGCGGTTTGTACTTGCCACAGATAACGATGATGCAGGGAGAAAAGGAGCCTCCCAGATCAAGAGGTTACTGATACCTAAAGGTTTTCGGTTTATCAACCTCAAATGGCATACGAGCCTAAAGGATATTAACGATCTTGTCAAAGAGTACGGAGATGGCTGGAAAGACCTTCTCACAGGATATTAAAGGAGGAAAACAGGATGAGTAAAGGATTTATTACAGGAACAAATGAGGAACTTATTAAAGCGTACAAAGAGAGTAGAGATGAGAGCTATCTTAAAGAGCTCATAGAGGCTAATAAGGGGCTTATTAACCTTTTGGTATCCCCATATTTAACCTCTATCCCTAATTCTGAGTTAGAGGATCTTACAAGTGAGAGCTATATACCGATGCTTAGAGCTATAGAGGATTACGATCCAGAGCAGGGAGTAGCTTTTTCTACTCTCCTTAAGGTTTATGTACGCCAGCACCTTAACCGTTTATACAACGAGGCTACACGCCAGAAAAGATTTACAGGTACCACTCCAGATAGCTTAGATCGGTTATCTGAGATCAATAAAGAGGGTGGTACAGAAACAGATAGCACCTTTGAGGTAGAGTGTAAGGATTTTAGCTCTGTAGAGTTTATGGATCTCTTAGATAGCTTACAGCTCAATGATAAGGAGCAGGTAGCGGTAAATATCCTCATGGCTGGAGGAGCTAAGGGAGAGATTGCTAAGGCTCTCAATATTACTAATGCTACCGTAAGCTGGCATATCAAGAACCTCAAAAAGAAATTTATTTTAGCTGGTTATCAATATGCTGTCTAAATAATCTGGGTGGATGTGATTAAGTTATTTATCACGAAAAGCAAGGAGGTAAGCGGTATGAGTAGTTTAAGAACCCTGTTAGCCATCTTAAAAGGAGAGGCTGTAGTGCTTACTAAAAAGAGTGAGCATAAGGCGGATGTGCTGGTAGGAAAGAATGTGGATAAGCGTTTTGCTATCAACAGCATGGTAGGAGCTATAAAGGCTTTGATGCTGTAGTTATAGAAAAAAAAATAATCAAGGATAAACAGGAGGATACAGAAATGGGATTACAGGATCTTATTAACAAGTATGACAATGGAGGATTTTCTAAAACAGGCTGGTTTCAGTTAAAGGATGATGGAGATACAGCTACAGTACGCCTCCTCCATAAGGGAGAGGTAGGAGTAAAGGATGGAGAAGCAGATTATGATTTTCCCATCTACGAGGTACACAAATTAGATGTAGACGGTAGTGGTAGAGATCGTACTTGCCTCTGTAAGGGAGAGGGCTGTGAGTTTTGCAAGAGCGGTAATAAGCCTCAGCTTAGAATGTTCTTACAGATGATTAACAAGGATGAGAAAGATAAGGATAAGCAGGTACAGCTCTGGGAGAGAGGCTTAACAGATATTAAAAACCTTATCGGCTTAGCTGGGGAGTACGGAGATCTCACTAAGAGAGATATTAAGATTAAGCGATCTGGAGCAAATGGTAGCCTTAAGACTACATACCAGTATTTCCCTAAGGATCCTAGTGAGATGGAGATCCCAGAGCCTCAGAACTTAGTAGGCTCACTTATCTTAGATCTGGATCGTGAGGATCAGATTAAGGCTATCGAGGGCAGATTACAGCTTAATAAGGGTAACAATAACGATAGTAACAATGACAGCGGAGCAGGGGCTACGAGAGTATTTTAAGGCAGGGAGGGAGGCTATAAACCTCCCTCTTTTATTAAACAGGAGGATACAGGATGGCAAGAGAGATACAGGTAGATATGAGTAGAGAGAGCGTGGATCTGGAGGATCTTAGTAGCCGATTAGCTCATAAAAAAGTATGTAACATAAATTTGAAAAGAAACCAGAATACCTTACTTAAAGGGCTGGAGGTAATAAATGAGCTTGTAAAGAGCGGTAGGCTCCATGCAGAGGGAGAGTATGAGGTTATCCGTACTCCAGAGAGGCTTAAGGAAGTAATGGAAACCTACTTAACTGGAGTAAGTGAGTATGTATTGGATGTGGAAACTACAGGGCTGGATGTGTATAACGATATTTTAGTAGGTATCTGTTTATATAATCCAGATCTCCCTAGTTTCTATGTACCGTTTAATCATACGGATCTCCAGAATAAAAGAGTTGAGGGGCAAATGACAGAGGAGGAGTGTAAGGCGGTTATGCTCCCTTATCTGGCTAACGGATCCCTTAAGTGTATCAATCATAATATTAAGTTTGATGATAAAGTAGTTACTTTTCAGTGGGGGCAGAGTATAGCTAATGTATGGTGGGATACACAGGTAGGAGCACAGGTACTTAATGAGAATGAAAAACACGGACTTAAGCCACTATACAATAAGTATATCCTCAATGGGGAGGGCTCCGATGAGGATTTTGGAGATCTATTTGAGGATATTCCGTGTAATTATATTCCGATTGATATTTTCGCTATTTACGGAGCTAACGATGGTTTTAAAACATGGGCTGTATATCAGTTTCAGAAAAAGTATCTTAGAGAGGATCATCCTAGAGCAGACTACAGAAAGCTCTATCATGTATTTAGAGATATTGAGATGCCTCTTATTGATGTTTGTATGGATATGGAGCTTAGAGGTGTAGAGATCCGTGAGGATTACGCTAAGGAGCTCTCTGTACAATTTAATGAGGAGATGGCGGAGAAAGAAAAGCTCTGTGATGAGTATGTAGCTAAGTTCGATAAGTATATAGCAGAGAACCCTACTCTTATGAGATTAACAAAGGGTACTAAGAAGATTAACTATAATAGCCCTCAGCAGGTGGCTTGTTTACTCTACGATATTTTCAAACTTAAGAGTGTATCCAGAAAAGAGCCGAGAGGCACAGGAGATAAGATTATACAGTTACATAGGAGTAAGGCTAAAAAGGCAGGTACTAAAAAGGCTGAGGAGTTTATTCAGTTTTTAGATAACTACCAAAGGTATAAGGAGTGTGGAAAGCTCTTAGGAACTTACATAGATAAGATACCAGCGGTTAAGTGTGCTAAAACTAATGCAGTACACACTACTTTTAATCAGTATGGAGCTAAGACTGGTAGATTTTCTTCAAGTGATAAGGTTACTAAGATTAACTTACAGAATATCCCTAGCCATGAAAAGAGGATCCGTAAGATCTTTAGAGCCAGAGCTGGTTATAAGTTTGTGGGCGGAGATTTTAGCCAGATTGAGCCACGAGTACTCTCTTATGTATCTGGAGATGAGGCTATGCAGGAGGCATACAGAGAGGGTAAAGATTTATATGCCATCATGGGATCTAAGGTTTATGGAGTGCCTTATGAGGATTGTAGAGAGTTTTATCCAGATGGTACGGTAAACGCTGAGGGCAAGCACAGGCGTACAACTATGAAAAGTGTACTCTTAGGCATTATGTACGAGCGTGGAGCTAAAGCCATCGGAGAGCAGTTTGATAAGAGTGCTGAGTGGGCTCAGAAACTTATTGATGATTTTTATAAGAGTTTTCCTAAGATCCAACAGCTCCGCCTTAAGGTGGAGAAGATGGCGGAGGAGTACGGATATGTAACTACTATACAGGGCAGAAAGAGAAGATTGCCAGAGATGCAGTTACCAGATCACGATGATTACCGCTATCAAGAGGCTCACAGGCAGAGCCTTAACGCTGTAATACAGGGATCCAGTGCGGATATTATGAAATTAGCTATGATCGCTATTTACAATGATCCGCAGTATAAGGCTCTGGATTGCCACATGGTAATAACAGTACACGATGAGTTAATTATGGAGGTACCAGAGGATCATATTAAGGAGGGAGCAGATCTCTTAGTAAATACTATGAAAAGAGTAGGACACAGCCTAATAGATCTCCCTATGAGCGTAGATGCTGAGGTAAATGATTACTGGTATGGAGAAAACTTAGCGGATGATTATTTAGAGGAGGAGTAAGCCTATGGGATATTTTCCTTTACCAGAGCTAAAGGGTAAGCCTAACAGGATCTTTGTAGATGGTAAAACTCTAAATCAGATAGCTAAGGAGAGCGGTATAAGGCTGGATACCGTACAGCACAGATATAGCAGAGGGATAAGAGATTATGAGGGCTTAACAAAGCCCTCTCATATCAGAGTAGAGCACGAAAAGGCACAGAGGAAAACCTACTCTATAATGAGTGCTGGAGAGAGAGTAATGGAGAGGATCTGGGAGCTGGATATACCTCTCCAGACTATCTCCGATAAAACAGGAATAAGCAGATCCACAATATACGCCTTTTTATATAACGGTACAGATCTTAGCAGTATGAGGCTTGCTAAGATCTGTAGCCTTTTAGGATTATCAATGGATTATGTAATGGGATTAAAGGAGAAACCAGATGGCAAAATGTAAATACTGTGGAGCTGAGGTAACAATAGGGGAGAGATGTACCTATTGTGGCAGTAAGGCGGAGAGCTGGTACTACCCTGTAGCAGAAAAGAAACAGGAGCCTAAAAAGAAACAGGCTATTACCCTTAATGCTGAGTATGATGATCTGGGTGCAGGTCGTAAGATTTTTAGAGGTAAATATTACATAGTGCAAAAAGGGGATAATCTCTGGAATATTGCAAAAAGGTTTTACGGAGCTGGAGCTGAGTATTACAGGATTGTAAGGAAAAATCATATACAGGATCCTAACCATATAGAGGTAGGACAGAAATTATATCTTTAGGAGGATAATTATTATGAGCATGATGGAATGGGCTAAAAGAGAGGTAGAGATAGCATCTAAGAGAGAAAGAGGAGATAAGCCAGAGAGTGAGTGGGATTATGGCTGTGCTTGCTATGATAGTGCTCTTAAGGCGTATGAGAGCCTTTGTGGAGATGGTCACAGCGGTTTTAGTATTGGTATTACAAAGGGGATCCTTAATAGGTTGATAGATGGAAAGCCTCTTACTCCGATTGAGGATACAGAGGATGTATGGAATGTATGTAGCAGAGGAGAAAATGGTGGAGTAGTTACATATCAGTGTAAGCGTATGAGTAGCTTGTTTAAGGATGTATACCCAGATGGTACAGTAAAATATCACGATAACGATAGATACTATTGTATTAAATGGGATGATCCTAACCTGTGCTGGCATAATGGATTTATTGGTAGACTTTATAACGAGATGTTCCCTCTAACTATGCCTTATATGCCATCTAATAAATCGGATGTGGTTGTGTGTGATGAGCTCCTTACAGATCGCAAAAACGGAGATTTTGATACTTTAGCTGTATTACATATCCAGAGAGCTAATGGAGAAAAGGTAGAGGTAAACAGATACTTTAAGGAGGGAGAAAAGAGCTTTGTAGAAATCTCTCCAGAGGAGTATGAGGATCGTAAGAAGATGCACACAAAGAGGCAGGAGCAGGAGGCTAAGGCACAGGATGAAAATTAGGTATAATCGTTTTGCTGTATTTCCTGTAATGTGTCACGATTGCCATAGATATATCTGGATGGAGCCTTATAGGAGGGCTGATGTGTGGCACAACTTTTTAGATAGATATGTAAAGAAAACTATCTGTAATGAGTGCCTTAAAAAGTATGATGTAGGAGGCAAAAAGTGAGATATAAAGTATATGATGAGGAAGATAAGAAAGAGAGAACTCTGGAGGAGTGCGTAACTCCTTTAGAGGTAGGATCTGTAAGGAGAGTGCAGATTAAAAAGGGAGATACTAGAGAGGTACATCACTTTAGAGTATTGGAGGAATTAAAAGCATGAGAGTTTATATAGCTGGAGCTATGACAGGAGTGTTTAAGTATAAAGAGAAATTTACTGAGGCTGAGGAGTATATAAGAGGGCTGGGGCATATCGTAGTAAATCCCTCATTTTTACCAGAGGGGCTCTCAGATTATTACGAGATCAACAAAGCTATGATAGATCAATGTGATGTTATTTATGTTCTTTTGAATTATGAAAACTCTAAGGGCACAAAGAGAGAGATTGAGTATGCAAAGAGCACAGGTAAGCAGGTAATTTACCAGAATAATACAGAGGTAAGAGATCAGAATGGTAATTCGTTGGGCTGGGTAAATAGACCTTTAGGGTATAGTGATTATCCTGTAGGGTATGGTAATTACTGGGAGTATCCGTGGAGAAGATACTTGTAAAAATTTAATCTAAAGAAACCTCCTTTATGTGATTAGGATCGATCAAAACATAAAGGAGGTTTTTCTATTGAAAGTAGATATTTTTAACACAGAAAACAAGTATAAGATAATCTATGCAGATCCAGCATGGTTATACAGGGATAAGGCGGTAGCAGGAGGGAGAGGGGCTGGATGCCATTATACAGTAACCAGCTTAGAGGATATAAAGGCTCTCCCTGTGGAAAAGCTGGCAGATGATGATAGTGTGCTTTTTATGTGGGTTACGATGCCATTTTTAGAGGAGGCTTTTGATGTGATGAGATCATGGGGATTTGAGTATAAAACCTGTGCTTTTACATGGATAAAGCAAAATAAGAAAGCAGATACTCTCTTTTGGGGTATGGGTAACTGGACTAGAGCTAATGCGGAGTTATGTTTATTAGGTGTAAGAGGAAAGCCTAAGAGAATGGATGCAGGAGTACACAGTGTAATTATGAGCCATATAGAGGAGCATAGTAAGAAACCAGCGGAAACAAGAGATAGAATTGTAAAGTTAATGGCAGGGGGGGGGCTACCTAAAATAGAGCTCTTTGCAAGACAGAGTATAGATGGCTGGGATTGTTGGGGAAATGAGGTATAAGAATTGTAGGAGGCGTAAAAAGCCTCCTCTTTTTTTATCTAAATTTACTTACCGTTTGTGATTAGGTTACTTATCAATTAAAACAGGAGGATTAAGGATGGTAAGACGGATTAAAAGAAAATGGAGAAGATTTTACAGAACTCATAGAGAGGGCTGTGAGCTGGTAGGAGATTTTGTTGGAGCTTTAAGTATTTTTGTATTCTTATTTGAGCTCTATATCATCGGAGTTATGTTAGGAGGTCACTAATGGGATTAAAGAGCTTAATAGCAGTAGCACAAGGAAAAAATGCAGAGAGCGTATCCTTTGAGGATAAGTTTCTTAAAAATTATGAGGAGGCTGTAAAGGCTAAGGAGCTGGAGGAGAGGCAGGTAGCCCCATCTGAGTATATCCGCCCATCTTCTATGTATGGCTGTGAGCGTATGTTATTTTTCCAGAGAGTGCATGGAGGATCACAGAACGGAGAGCAGAGTGAGGTAAATCTTATTGAGATATGCCAGAGCGGTACAGATAGGCACTTAGACATACAGCACATAGTAGAGCGTATGGAGGGCGTAGAGTGCTTAGATCTGGAGGAAATGGTAAAAGAGGCACAGGCTAAAGGCATTAAAACCGAGTTTGTCGGATGGAATGAGGATCATACAGAGGGCAGGTGTAAAAATGATGAGCTCTCTATCTATTTCCAGCCAGACGGAGTTATTAGATTTAATGGTAAGGATGTAATCTTAGAGATTAAAACAGAGAGTACTTACCAGTTTAGTAACAGATATGAGCCTAAGGCGGATCACAAGTGGCAAGCTACTTGCTACGGTATGGGGCTGGGTATAGATTATATCCTTTTCTTTTATGAGGATCGCAATTTCTGTAAAAAGAAACCGTACCTCTGGAAAATAACCGATGAAATGAAACAGGCAGTACTTAACAAGATACGAACTGTAAACAGTGCTTGTAAGACAGGGATCCCTCCAGAAAAGGATGATAGCAAGTGTACTTACTGTAGATATAAAAATGAGTGTGCTTTAGTGGATGCTGGAAAGTGGGTACATCCTAACCCTCCAGAAAAGCCTCAGACAGCCAAGAAAGATACAAACAGAAAAAAGGATAATAAGTCTACAGGTAAAAAGAAAAAAGCCCCTACAGGGCAAAATACAGCGTTGAGAGCAGTATGTGGTAACTGTGAGCACTGTGGTAGAGAGTTAGGAGCTTACTACTGTAGCATTGATAGAGAGGGTGCTATGTATGTAGATCGCAGAAAGAAATGTAAGTTTACTCCTAGCAGATTTAAGGGGGTACAGGATGGCAAGTAATAACATCGGTAAAACCTTTGAGCAGGAGTTTAAGGCGTGTGTGCCTCCAGATTATTACCTGTATCGCTTAAAGGATGATACAAGCGGATTTTATGGAGTATCTAATCCGTGTGATTATATCCTTTTTAGATCTCCTTATCTTTTTCTGGTAGAGCTTAAAACCCATAAGGGAAAAAGCATACCGATAGCTAAGATCAGACCTAACCAGATACAGGGAATGGAGAAAGCTACTCATTATGAGGGAGTGTACGGAGGCTTTTTAATTAACTTTAGAGAGCTGGAGGAAACATATTACATAACAGTACAGGATGTGATCCAGTTTACTCAGACAGGGGGGAGAAAGAGCATCCCTGTAGAGTGGTGTAGGGATCACGGAGTAAAGATAGAGCAGAAAAAGAAAAGAGTGAGATACAGCTACGATCTGGAGAGCTGGTTAAGGAGGTACTATGGGAAATCCGTGTAGTAATTGTGATAGTACATCAATGGAGATGTGTTTACTTATTAGACACTGTGAGCACTTTGTAACAAAGAAATCTAAAGAGGAGAGCAGGTGTAAAGAGTATGTAGGAGTTACCTGTGTAAATGGTGGATGCCCTAACGCTATGGCGGATGAGTACCCAGAGTATGGTTATGAACATTGTACCTGTGAGGAGTGTGGATATTATAAGGGCTGTGAGGATTGTTCCTTAGCAGGTACAGAGAATTGTAATAGGGCTCCTACAGGAGGAGGTAAAGATGGTACAGAGTGATAAATTAAAGAAAATCATAGCAGAGGTAAAAGAGGAGAGCTCCCCTGTAATAACCCTCTCAAATGAGCTGATAGCAGATTTTAGTAAGGAGCTTGATAGTGCTATCTCAGAGCTGGATATGATTATGGAGAGTATCGGAGAAAACTCTATAGAGGATATACCAGATAGCCAGATAGAGTACTACTGTGTTAAGATCCCAGCTCTTATGTATTATGCAGGGCAGAGAGTAGAGGAGCTGGGTATGCAGGTAGATCTAGCCTCTAATGCTAAGAAAAGTGCTCAAAATGAGGCGATGGTAAAAGTATCTGGTACTGTGCAGGAGAAGAAAGCCAGAGTAGAACAGCTCACAGAGGACAAAGCTTTAGTAGAGGCTATTTATCGTAGAGCTTACAACAGCCTCAAAGTTAAGTTAGAGATGGCTGAGAAGATCTACAGCGGATTAAAGAAATCTCTCTCAAAGAGGATAGCTGAGGTAGATCTGGATAGATTTAGTAAGGATAAATATACCAGAGAGCCAGAGGATCCTATGGAGGATTAAGCCTATGGAGCGGTGGGCTTATGAGTACTTTAGGAGACAAGCCATAGAGGATAGATGTAAGCAGGAGGCACAGTGGCTAATAGATAATCCTAAGGACAGTATCCGTAAAGTGGCTAGAGAATTTTGTATAAGTAAGAGCCAGCTACATAGAGATCTCCATGAGCTCAGAAATATAGATGATGATCTCTATGTACAGTGTAGAAATATTTTAAGGAGGCACAGAAGAAGTGGAGGAAAAGTTAGATAAGTTTTTAGCATATCTGGAGGAGAACGGAGTAGAGATCTCTGGAGAAACAGCTTTTAAGTGTGATGATGGGATTGTACTTTTTAGCCCTAATGAGGGAGGCGGAGTAGATATAACCATTATCAGAAATGTAGTTGAGTTAAATTATAACTTAGGTATCACGGATGCGGATGTAAACCTCTTTAATACAGAGGTAGGGATTATGCAGGAGTTAGGAGGAGAGCAGTAATGGAGTGTTGCGGTACTTGCGGTAATAATTGTTACGATGGTGGAGAGTTTGTATGTAGCTGTGAGGCTAGTGATGCTTACGGATGCCCTACAGCTTATAACGATACTTGTAATGAGTGGTGTGAGAAAGGAGATAATTAAAATGACAGGAAAAGAGTATGTAGAGTTAGCTATGAGAACTAATGACGGTAACGCAACAGGTAGGATCGAAAAGGCTATTGAGCTTTTACATAGACCAGATAAGCCTAAGTGCTTTAAGCCTGTAGTAGAGGATCTGGGAGGAGTGCTTAACGGATGCTTAGGGCTTGCAGGAGAGGCAGGAGAAACTCTGGATATGATTAAAAAGTGGATTTTCCACGAAAAGGATCTTGATAGAGAGCATCTTAAAAAAGAGCTGGGAGATGTAATGTGGTATATGGCTATGATCTGTTATAGTTTTGGTTTCGATTTGGATGAGATCCTCCAGATGAATATTGATAAGCTCAAAGCCAGATACCCAGAGGGATTTGATACAGAGAGAGCTAATCATAGAGCGGAGGGAGATATTTAATGGCGGAGATAGATAACCTCATAGCTGAGGTAAATAAGAAATACAAAACGGATATAATCCGTAAAGCATCGGATCTTAAGGGGATAGAGTTTATCCCCTACACCTCTCCTATGATGAATTATTTAACCAGAGGAGGAGTACCTGTAGGGAGGATCATAGAGCTAGTAGGATTGCCTCAGAGTGGAAAAACTACTACAGCTCTGGATATTATCTCTAATTTCCAGAAAAAGTATACAGATAAGTACTGTGTATATCTGGATGCAGAAAACACGATAGATAAGGAGTGGGGAGAAACTCTGGGGGTAGATTGGAGTAAGGTAATACTTATCCAGCCAGAGAGTGAGTACGGAGAGAAGCTCTTAGATATGCTCTTAGACTACATAAGATCTGGTAAGATCGGCTTAGCAGTATTAGATAGTGCTCCATTTATCATCCCTAAGGCAGTACAGGAAAAGGGCTTAGATGAGAAAAGCTATGGCGGTAACAGTGCTCTTATGAAAGCATTTTGTGATAAGGCGGTACCGCTTTGTAAGAAAACTGAGTGTACTTTTCTTATGATTAACCAGCTCAGAGAAAACATTGGAAATCCGTACAAGCCTTTTAAGATCCCATGCGGTACAGCTATAGCTCATGCGTGCTCACAGATCTTATGGTTTACAAAGGGATCCTTACTGGATGAGAAGTATAAGGAGGTAAGTAGTGGATATGCTAACCCTAGTGGTAATCTGGTAAGTGTAAAGGTGGAGAAAAATAAGGTTACTAAAAATGATCGTAGGCTCCAGACTTACACACTCAACTACAGTACAGGCGTGGATGAGATTAAGGATACCTTAGATCTGGCTATCATGCTGGGGATTATCTCGCAGGCTGGAGCGTGGTTTAAGGCGATCCTTAAGGATGGTAAAGAGCAGAAAATGCAAGGATTTAACGGAGTGCAGGAGTTTTATTATAATGATCTGGAGGAGCTGGAGCATTTAAGAAAACAGGTATATGAGGCAGGGATGGAATGAGATATACGATAAAAGAGGTTACGGATTACTGTAGTAGAAATGGGATAAGCGTTTACGAGTGCTGGGATGAGAAAGATCGTAGAAAGAAATTTTACAAGATGTTAATTCCAGTATTTGAGAGCGGAGTGCTGATACCAGTATCTAACAGGGAGTATATCTGTAAGAATATTAAAGAGTGTTATAACTACACTCAAACTCTCTTAGAGGATGATACTTTTAGGTTGGCTGTAAGTGCGTGGGTAAGGAGTTGGTAGAAATGAATGAAGTAGAAAAAGCCTTATCACACAATTTAAGAGAAGTAAGAGAGAAAAAGGGATATACTCTAAAAGATGTGGTAAAAGGTACAGGATATACAGAGGTAAGTATAAGCAGATGGGAAACAGGTACACGGATCCCTAAAGCTACAGTACTTTACAATCTGGCTAAATTCTATGGAGTATCTGTAGATAGATTTTTCTGGAAATAAGAGCAGGAGGAGGCAGTAAAAAGCCTCCTCTATTATTTTATATAGGGGATATATAAAAAGTGCTTGACATTATTATATAGGGGGTATATATTATAAGTGAGGTAAGGAACTAGATACAAACTGAAAGAGAGGTAAACGATATGAGATATAAAAATGATAATGATAACAGATATAGAGTAAATTTTATGAGAGCTACAGAGGAGCTCATGGATGCCCTCACAGTTGAGAGCTTTATCTCTTACTTAGAAGAAAATGCAGAGTTTGAGGATTATATAGTAGAGTATATTGACGGTAAATGTGTTAAGTGTAGAGCTTATGATCTCACAGAGGAAAATAGCAAGCTCCATAAGGAATTTTTAGTAACAGAGGATGGCAGAGTATTTTACTGGAGAACCTTATTAGATAAGATCGAGTTAGTAGATGATGAGATCCCAGAGGGAATGGTAGAGGGATTACAGGATGGAGATACATACAGAAATTTTAATGCTATCTGGGTAGTAGATAAAATCTATACGGTAGATGATCCTACACTCTGGTATAAGCTCAGAATTAAGAGCCATGTGATAAAGAAAAGCCCTATGTATAAGGGGATCGGTACTATGGATTGTGCATATAGTAGTGGAGCCTAAGGGCTCCCAGAGATATAGAGAATACAGGAGGTAAATGAGATGGTAGTAGATTTTAGAGAGGCTAAGGAAGTAGCAAAAGAGGTAGCTAAGGAGCTCACAGAAAAGGATAGTAACTGGAAATGGAGAGTACAGGTATTAAAGAGTGAGATCCGTGTATGGTGGGGATACTTACAGTACTGTGATACAGAGGATAGCCATTTTACTATTAAGATGAGTGATAGAGAGGCTGAGTGTGGAGCTGATACAGATTTTATGGTAGCAAGAAATGAGCATGATGAGTATATGACAGGTAGGATTATTGGAGTAGATGAGTGCTGGCAGGATGGAGATCTTAATACCTGTGTAGCAGGATTACTTAGAGGTATTGTAACTATAGCACATAGTAGATATTAGGAGGTTGGATATGACAGATAATGAGAGATCATTTTACTTACTACTTTGTATGAGTGGTAGAACACAGGAGTCTACAGAGTATAAGGAGAGAGTTGAAAGTAAAGAGGATGAGGAGGATAAACAGGATGGCAAAGATCTATAGAGATAAGGCTACAGGAAAGAAGTTATACCCAGTTTGTAAATGGGAGGATAACCAGCATAAGATCTATAATGCACATGATCGGATTATGAATAGGATTTATGAGGCACAGGAAACAGGAGGAGAGGATCTGGAGGCTCTGTATAAGGAGCAAGAGCGTATAGAGAAAGCTCTTGAAATTATAGATAGACATATCATAGAGGGGCTGGTATATGCCACTTATGAGGAGGGGTTGATAATAAAGGATATAATATGGGCTTACAATCTCAGACATTAAGGAGGGCTAAGAGATGAGTATACACGGAGTAAATGCTAGACAGTTACAGATAATAAGTATCCTTAAGGAGGCTAAGTGTACAAACACAGCGGAGCTACAGGAGGAGTTAGGAGTATCTAGGAGAACACTGAGAACAGATATAGCTTATCTTAAGAGGGTGTATCCAGATAAGTTAATAACCCACAGAGGCAGATATACAGGCGGTTTAGAGTGGGTAGAGTAGGAGGAGCATATGGATCTAATAGAAAGAGTAGAAAGCTATAAAGTGTTATTTAAGGAGTGTAAAGCTCTGGAGCCTGTTAGTATGGCTCTAGCAAAGGGTTATAAATCCGCTACACCTCTCCAGAGATTAGAGATAATCAGAGAGCTAGATACAGAGCTGGCGGAGGTATATAGTGTAGAGATCCCTGTTATTACAGCGTGGGTAAGGGATGATAATTATGTACACTCTACAAAGGAGATTTTCTTAGGGGAGCCCTCCTTAGAGGGTTTTCTCCATCAATTTAGGCACCACTTACAAAACAAGGCAAGGGAGCCACAGTATAAGTATTTACTGGTAGAGAATGATCCTAAGGCGGATTACAGGATCCCTTATAAGGATTGTATGTACAGGATGTATGGAGAGGATGATGCCAGAGCATGGGCTAGGATGGTTATTGAGTTAGCCTCATAAATGAGTTATAATATAACCACTATATAAAAAGGTAGGTGGTTACATGATAAAGGGATTGAGCGTAGTAATAGCTTTAGGTATTGCATTATCCTTATTAGCCTGTGGAAATACAGATAAGGCGGTAAATGAGCCCACAGAGGCGGAGAAAGTAACGGAGGCTATAGAAAGTACTCCAGAGGTAATAGAGGAGCCAGAAACAGCCACAGAGGAGGCGGAGGAGCTACCTGTAATCTATGCAGATGATGAGGAGATCAATTTATATCTGAATAGGTATAATGAGTCTAATGTGGGGCAGGAGATAACAGCGGATCAGTTTGAGCCTTATAAGCATCATGGTAGTGTACATAAAAATCAAATAAAACTCAAAACAGAGGAAACTACTATATCAGCTACAGGAACTAAGGTAACAGTATATTTAGAGTATAAGGATCTGGAGCAGTATAAGGATATTTTCATAGAGGAGAATGTGCTGGAGTTTTAATACAAGAGAGAGGATCTTAGGATCCTCTTTTTTTTTGTCTAAAAATACTTACCGATTGTGATTAAGTTAAGTATAACAACAAAGGAGGTAAACAGAGTGGCACAGAAAGTAACCAGTACAGATATAAAGCTGGCTCTTAAAGAGTTTCATAATGGAAAGCACAGTTATTTTATAACAGAGTGTAAAACCTGTAGTACCTATTTTCCAGATCCACGGGGGCTACTTAAGTTTGATGGGCTGGCTATCACAAAGAGCTATACAAAGCCTAATATTATCGGCTATGAGATCAAAGTGAGTAGAAATGATTTTCTACAGGATAATAAATGGCATTTATACCTACAGTACTGTAATGAGTTTTTGAGAACTAAGGAGGCGGAGTAATGTTTGGATATGTATTACTTGTGATTTTAGTAACAGCAGGAGTAACTCTGGTAGAGAGCTTTTTAATAGCTTTTGTGACTGGATTATTAGGGATTGGAGTTTCCTTTAAGGTTATTTTCTTTGTGATGTTTATTATCAATTTCTTTATAAGAGGAGGAAGTAGTAAGTAAATGAAAAAGAAAATTAAGGATTGTACATTTAAGGAGTTTACAGGGTGGGCTAATGCTAGAGCCTGTGATGGTAGATGGAGTATGCAGGATGCTATTGTTTGTATGGAGGTTTGTAGCATTGTGTATAACACCACTCCTGTACTCTTTGCAGATAAGGCTAGAGAAAAGGTGTGGAAGAATATAAGAGGAGATTATTTAGATCTGGAGGCGGAGATTGAAATTGAAAGATAGTACAAGAGCTAAGAGCTCCATACAGGAAAAGCGTATAGCTAAGGCTGTGGGCGGTAGGCAGGTAGTAGGATCTGGATCTACTCCGTTTTTAAAAGGAGATGTAGTGGTAGATAAACTCTTTATTGAGGCTAAAACAAAGATGAACCCTAGCCAGAGTATTACAGTAAAAAAAGGCTGGATAGATAAGGCTAAGGAGCAGAGTTTAGCTATGAGAAAAGAGGATTATGCCATAGCGGTATCTTTTGGAGATCCTAAAGAGTATTACCTCATCGAGGATAATTTAATGGAGGATCTGTATAAGAGCAGGGAGGCACTCAGAGCGGTTATAGATGCTATTGGAGGAGTAGATCACGATCCCTTAGGATTAGAGAGTGCAGAGATTTATAGAATAAGAGAGCTAATAAAGGAGGCGTATTAGATATGTGTAAAATTAGAGAGATGAACTTAGAAACAGCTAAGTACTATGGGTATGAGGCACAGAGTAACCAGTTAGTAGAGGAGTGTGCAGAGCTCATACAGGCGGTAAATAAGTACCGCAGAGTAGAAACAGGATTAGGACAGCCTGTAGCGGAGGATAAAAAGGCTATAGCCAGAGATAACTTAGTAGAGGAGATCGCAGATGTAGAGTTAATGCTGGAGCAGATAAAGTATCTCCTCCAGATCCCAGAGGATGAGCTCTTAGCGGTTAAGACCTTTAAGGTAAACCGTACCAGAGAAAGAATGGAAAGCAGTAAATAAAAATATTTTTCAAAAACTATCTAAATTTTCCTCATATTGAGGATTAAGTTATTTATCAATAAAAATAACACACATAGAAAAGGAGAAAAATCTATGAGAGCATTTAAAGGATTTAACAAAGATCTTACCTGTAGAGGTTATCAGTATGAGGAGGGTAAGGAATTTCACACAGAAAGAGCGGAGTGCTGTGATACAGGTTTTCACGCTTGCGAGTATCCGTTAGATTGTTTCGGATATTATGATCCAGCACATAGCGTATTCCATGAGGTAGAGTTATCTGGAGGGATGGATAAGAGCAGAGATAATACTAAGGTATGTGCTACTGATATTAAGATTGGAGCTAGATTATCTATTGCAGGACTTGTAAAGATGGCTATTGATTTTACCATGAGTAAGGTAAACAAAGAGGCAGGATCAGACGAGCGACACGGTTTTGCATCCGCTACAGGGAATTGTGGAGCCTCATCCGCTACAGGGGATTATGGAGCCTCATCCGCTACAGGG